AGAATATCATGGCTGATACAACCACCACAACGCTAGGTTTAACAAAACCAGAGGTCGGCGCTTCCGAGGATACTTGGGGCGAAAAAATTAATACTAACTTTGACTTAGTAGACGACGCGCTTGATGGAACAACGGCTGTATCACTTGACATCAACGGCGGCACAATTGACGGCGCAGTGATTGGCGGTGCAACGCCTGCTGCTGGCACGTTTACAACGCTGACTGCAAACACAAGCCTTGGCGGCACTTTGTCTACGGCTGCGCAGCCTAACGTGACATCTGTTGGCACGCTGACTGGATTAACAGTTAGCGCCAGCGCATCTTTAGCAGGCGCAAGCACAACCGCAGACATAACCTTCGGCGACAACGACAAAGCCATCTTCGGCGCTGGGTCTGACCTACAGATTTACCATGATGGGGCAGCAAGCTACATCAGTGAAAGCGGTACTGGCGGGCTGAACATTGCAGGCAATGGAGGCAATGTTTCCCTGTATGATGCGTCCAATAGCGGATACATGGTCCGTGCGAACATAGGCACTGACGTTGAATTGTATTACGCAGGCGATGAAAAACTCGCCACGACCAGCACAGGCGTAGACATCACGGGTACGGCAGTCACGGACGGTTTAACTGTAGCTGGCAACGTGTCAGTCGATGGCGGCACGATCAAGCTGGACGGGAATTACCCTGTTGGTACAGGCAACGTGGCGTTGGGTGATACTGCGTTGGATAGCGTCACAACAGGAAACTATAACACAGCAATAGGTGCAGACGCTTTAACAGCAAAAACAACTGGTGGAGTTAATACTGCGATCGGTTGGAAAGCGTTAGAGCTTGGTGCGTCTGGTGATTACAATGTGGGGCTTGGCTCTAAAGCTCTCCAAAACAATACTGGTGCATATAATACTGCGGTTGGAACACAGGCACTACTCTCCAACACCACCGCCTCCAACAACACAGCGGTTGGGTATCAAGCAGGGTATGCGAATACTACTGGTGACAACCTTGCTGCTTTTGGCCGACAGGCACTCTCTAGCAACACCACTGGCGCTGACAATACGGCAATCGGTGATAGGGCCATGGATGATAACACCACTGGCAGCTTAAATGTTGCGGTTGGTATGAACTCTTTGGCAAATAATACCTCTGGAAACAGCAGTGTTGCTGTTGGACGAGAGGCATTAACCAACAACACCACCGCCAACAACAACACAGCGGTTGGGTATCAGGCTGCATATAGTAATACGACTGGCGCACAAAATATAGCGATTGGTAGAGAGGCTCTTTATTCAAACACAACGGCTGGAGCCAACACTGCTGTAGGCTATCAAGCAGGGTATGATCTTACAACAGGTGAGCATAATACCTTAATGGGTTATCAAGCTGGATATGACTTAACAGGTTCATACAACACAGCGGTTGGCCTTCAAGCAATGCGCCTTCAAACTAGCGGTGCTAATACTACAGCCATCGGGTATAAGGCTCTCTACTCCAACACCACCGCCAGCAACACCACGGCTGTTGGGTATCAGGCAGGGTATAGTAATACGACTGGTTCTGGGATTGTTGCAGTTGGCAGGACGGCTCTTTTAAGTAACACCACAGGAAGCGCCAATACAGGTGTTGGCACAAATGCTTTGCAAAGCACGACATCGGGCAATTATAACACCGCTTTAGGGCAAGGCTCACTTGAACTTAACACCACCGCCAGCAGCAACACTGCTGTGGGGTATCAGGCGTTGTACAGTCAAACCACTGCCTCAACTGGTCAAAATCTTGGCATGGGGTATCAGGCTGGATATACTACAAACGGCTTCTACAACACGTTTCTTGGTTACATTTCTGGCAAACTAAGCACTGGAAACCAAAACACATTTTTGGGCCACGGTGCAGGTAATGCTATGACAAGCGGCTCGAAAAACACCATTCTTGGAATGTACACTGGCAACCAAGGCGGCTTGGACATCCGCACCTCAAGCAACAACATCGTGCTGTCGGATGGGGATGGTAATCCTAGGTTGTATTACAATAATGGTTCCTTAACTTGGTTTTCGCCAGCAATTAGAGATAAAACAACAGCAGCCGCCGCCAATATGCACATTGATGCTACTGGTGGTTATATGATGAGGTCAACTTCATCATTGCGCTATAAAAACACAGTCAACGATGCCACTCACGGCTTGACTGAATTGCTTGCACTTCGCCCTGTTACCTACAAAGGTAACAACGATGGTGACACAGTGTTTGGCGGCTTGATTGCTGAAGAAGTGCATGATGCTGGTCTAACTGAGTTTGTCCAATACAACGATGATGGTGAGCCAGATGCACTAGCATACAGCAACATGGTATCACTTTGCATCAAAGCAATACAAGAGCAGCAAGCAACTATCACGGCACTAGAGGCACGGATCACTGCCCTAGAAAACGCTTAATCGTAACCAGTCAGAAAAGGAAAAAGACATGACTGATACACCAACCGCAGAAGAGATTGCCCAGCATTATGTCGCAATGGGCCATAGCGTCGATTTGCTAAACGCTGGGCAACCAGAGGACATGGAAGACGCCGATTGGGCTGACACTGTGTCACGCAACGTAGAGCATCTAACACTCATGGTGGCTAAAGACTTCTGGACAACGGAAGATATGACCGCTGCCAATGCTGCTATTGCAGCCAACTCTTAAACTTAACCTGAAAGGAGACCGTTATGAGTAAAAACGAAAAGAACCTCATCACTGTCAACGACATCGAATACAATGTAGATGACTTCACTGACGCACAGAAGGCTATGCTTAACCATGTGCAAGACCTAGATCGAAAGCTGGGCAATGCCCAGTTTAACTTGGATCAGCTTTCAGTGGGTCGTGAGGCGTTTGTTAAGATGCTGGCTGACTCTTTGGAAGCACCAGCGGAAGACGAAGCTGAATAGCTCGCACAACATAACGCAACTGGCCAGCTATATGCTGGCCTTTTGCATATTTGGTACAATGTGCTATATTGGCCGCAATGCGTTTTCCGAGAGGCGACAATGGCTTTAATTGATCTAAACATTCCAGCTGGCGTCTATCGCAACGGCACTGACTTGCAGAGCATGGGCCGCTGGCGTGATGCAAGCCTTATTCGCTGGCATGACGGCGTTATGCGTCCGGTGGGCGGTTGGCGCACGCGCAACGACAACGCTGCAAACGCAAGCATACGCGGCATGACCACTTGGATCACAAATAGCAGCGACCGCTGGATTGCCGCTGGCACATACAACAAACTTTATGCTTGGGCCGCCACTGGCGCTCAATATGACATTACCCCGGTTGGCTTAACTGCTGGGCGTGAGGACGCAATATCTTTCACAGGCTACGGCGGCGCGGAGTTTGGCGCATACGCATATGGCATTGCTCGGCCTGACACAGTTCGCATTCAGCCAGCGACCAGCTGGGATTTGGAAACGTGGGGCGAATACTTGCTGGCGTGCAACGAGGACGACGGCAAGATTTACGAATGGCAGCTTGGCACAGGTACGCCCGCTGCGGTTTTGTCTAACGCGCCGACAAGCAATCTTGGTTGCGTTGTAACTGAGGAGCGTTTTTTGTTTGCGCTTGGCGCGGGTGGCAATCCTCGCAAGGTGCAGTGGTCTGACCGTGAGGATAACAATTCATGGACGCCAGCCGCTACAAACGAGGCGGGTGATCTTGAGCTAAACACGTCTGGCGCATTGATGAAGGGCGTGACTGTTGCTGGGCAGACTTTGCTTTTGACAACCCGCGATGCCCACGTTGCCAACTACATTGGCCCGCCATACGTTTACGGCATTGAGCGTGTTGGCACGTCCTGCGGGCTTGCAGCAAAGCAAGCTGCCGTTGTCGTGGATGCGGGTGCATTCTGGATGGGCGTTAATTCGTTTTATCTTTATCAGGGTGGACAGGTTCAGGAGTTACCCTGCGACGTGTCAGATTATGTTTTCAACGACATCAACCGTGGCCAGATTAGCAAATCGTTTGGCGTGTCTAATTCCATGTTTGGCGAGATTACTTGGTTTTATCCAAGCGCGGCATCAACGGAAAACAATCGCTATGTGACGTTTAACTACACAGAAAACACATGGTACATTGGCGAGCTGGCCCGCACAGCTGGCGTTGACCGCAGCGCATTCCGCCAGCCAATGATGGCTGATCCAGCGGATTACAAGATTTACGAGCATGAGATTGGCTTTGATTACGGTGCGTTGACACCTTACGCTGAGACGGGTCCGTTCCGCATTGGCGCTGGGGATCAAGTCATGAGCGTGACTGAGCTTCTGCCGGATGAAAAGTCGCAAGGTGACGTAAATGCCGTCTTTAAGACGCGCTTTTACCCGAATGGCACTGAGAGGTCATACGGGCCTTACTCTATGAGCAACCCGACATCTGTGCGGTTTACCGGGCGTCAAGTGCGGATGCGCGTTGAGGGTCAGCGCTTGTCTGATTGGCGCGTTGGCATTAATCGGCTTGAAGCTGTTGGTGGTGGCCGTCGATGACGCAGCAAAACCGTCCACCAGAGCCGCGAGATAAGGACTGGCAGACGTGGGGTCGGCGCATGATGTCGTACCTCTCGCAAACCCGTTCTGCGCTGGTTCAGCAGACTGGCGACGAAAGCGCTGCCGATGATGGCACGTTGATGTGGGACAGAGAAAACTTGTATCCGGTCGTGAGTAAAAACGGCGCGTGGGTTCAAGTTGTGTTAGAAGACGGCAATGCCAGCGGCTCAATTACAACTGACCAAACAGCTGTTGCGATAAACACAGCGTACGCTTTAACGTACACTTTATCATCATCTGATGGCATTACTAGCGGCACACCAGCCTCGCGCTTGGTATTCGAGGAAGCTGGCGAGTACATGGTTAGCTTTTCGGCGCAGATTGCGTCCACATCCAGCTCAACTGTAAACTTCTGGTTTTGGCCTCGCGTCAACGGAGTTGATCTTGCTGGTTCGACTATGAAAAACGCTTTGCATCAAAACGGCGCAACTCTTGTGGTTAGCCGATCTGCAATACTTGACCTTTCCGCTGGAGATTACTTGGAAGCTATGTGGGCCGTTGACAACACCAGCGGGTTTCTTGATGCAACTGCGGCAACGGCGTTTGCACCCGCAGCACCAGCGTCCACTATTGCAATAACGAGGCTGCATGGATAACGAGATTAGCAGATGTCGAAAGTGGATTGAGGCCGCGTTGGAGTATTCCGGCGGCACGCACGACTTTGAAGATATTGTCGCTGGATTGCATCGTGGC